TGAAGCAACAGTACGTTGTTGTACACAGAATGGTGTACGTGGCGGCAGTGCAACTACACACTTCCCGTTTTGGCATCAAGAGATTGAAGACATTCTTGTGCTAAAGAACAACAAAGGTACAGAGGACAACAGAGTACGTAAGTTAGATTATTCAATTCAACTTAACAAAACTATGTATGAAAGGTTATTATCCGGCGGCGATATAACTCTTTTCTCGCCACATGATGTGCCAGGATTATACGAAGCATACTTTGGCGACCCAGAAGAATTTCAAAAGATGTATGAGATGTACGAACGTAAAACATCTGTTAAAAAGAAAAAACTACCAGCAATGGAATTGTTTAGTGCATTGATTAAAGAACGTGCAGAAACAGGACGCATTTATATTATGAATGTTGATCACTGTAATACACACAGCTCATTCAAAGACACAGTTTATATGAGTAACTTGTGTCAAGAGATTACATTACCAACTAAGCCACTACAACACATTGACGATCCAGAAGGTGAAATTGCATTGTGTATCCTTAGTGCTATTAACGTAGGTACAATTAAGTCATTAGACGACTTAGAAGAACTATGCGAATTAGCAGTAAGAGCTTTAGAAGAAATTATAGACTATCAACGCTATCCTATCAAGGCAGCTGAGATCAGCACAAAGGCAAGACGTAGCTTAGGAGTAGGATATATTGGCCTTGCACATTATCTTGCAAAGAACAAAGCAAACTTTGCAGACAAAAAAGCATGGCAATTAGTACACGATTTGACAGAGGCTTTCCAATACTACTTGTTGCAAGCAAGTAACAAATTAGCGCAGGAAAGAGGCCCTTGTGAGTACTATAACCGCACTAAATACAGTGACGGAATACTACCTATCGACACTTACAAAAAAGATGTTGATACTATAGTGGAGAACAAACTTAACTATGATTGGGATAGCTTACGTAAGAGCATTGGAGAACACGGGCTTCGACATTCAACGTTGTCCGCTCAGATGCCATCAGAAAGCAGTTCCGTTGTGTCGAACGCGACTAACGGAATCGAACCACCACGCGGATACTTGTCCGTTAAGAAGTCCAAGAAGGGGCCTCTTAAGCAGATTGTTCCGCAGTATTCTACGCTAAAGCAACACTACACCTTGCTTTGGGATATGCCAAACAATGAAGGGTATATTAATGTAGTCGCTGTTATGCAAAAGTTCTTTGATCAAGCCATTAGTGGTAATTGGTCATATAACCCTACACACTTTGAAAACAACGAAGTGCCAATGAGTGTTATGATACAAGACTTGCTTAACACATACAAGTATGGTTGGAAGACATCATACTATCAGAACACTTATGATTATAAAACTGATCCAAGTGAGATGATAGAAGAACCACAGCACTCAGTAGGCTGGCACGACAATCAACCAGAAGTGCAACCTACAACATTAGCTGTTCCTGAAGAGGACGAAGAGTGCGAAGCATGTGCAATTTAAGGTTGACAAGTAACACCAACATGTGTTACACTAAAGAACAGTAAGAGAGACAGAGAGAAATGGCAAAAACAGTATTCAATAAAGAAAAAGTTGACTTCACGAAACAGAATATGTTCTTTGGTGAAGATCAAAACACACAGCGTTATGATCTATTCAAGTTCCCAGTATTTGATAAACTTAATCAAACAATGCTTGGATATTTTTGGCGCCCTGAAGAAGTATCGTTACAGAAAGATAGAGCAGACTTTGCAAACTTCCGCCCAGAGCAGAAGCATATCTTTACTGCAAACCTAAAGTATCAAACACTATTAGATAGCGTACAAGGACGTGGTCCGTGTTTGGCATTCTTGCCACATGTATCATTGCCCGAGCTTGAAGGATGTATTGTTACTTGGGACTTCTTTGAAACAATTCACTCACGTTCATATACACACATTATGAAAAATGTATATGCAGATCCAGCAGAAGTTTTTGATACTATCTTAGACGATGAAAAAATTATTGCTCGTGCAATGAGTGTAACAAAACATTATGATGAATTTACAGAAGCCGCTGATGCGTTGATACATCGCAAAGAAGGCAACATGCGAGATGTCAAGAAGAAATTGTATCTTGCTATGCAAACTGTAAACATTTTAGAAGGCTTGCGTTTCTATGTAAGTTTTGCATGTACCTTTGGCTTTGGAGAACTAAAGTTAATGGAAGGCTCTGCTAAGATTATTAGTCTTATTGCAAGAGACGAAGCACAACACTTGGCGTTGTCAACTCACATACTTAAACTTTGGGCACAAGGCAAAGACGATCCAGAAATGGCACAGGTTGCTAAAGAGTGTGAAGAAGAAGTATATGACTTATGGCGCGAATGTGTAGCTGAAGAAAAGGACTGGGCAGAATATCTGTTCAAAGACGGTAGCATGATTGGACTTAACACAACATTGTTGAATCAATATGTTGAGTACATTGCTAACCGTAGACTTAAGGCGCTGGGCATGAATGCTATATTTGATGCACCAGTAAACACTAACCCACTACCTTGGACACAGCATTGGTTAAGTAGCTCAGGGCTACAAGTTGCACCACAAGAGACAGAAGTTGAGTCTTATATCATTGGTGGAATTAAACAAGATGTAGACAAGGATTCATTGAAAGGTTTTAGTTTATGATAACAATATACGGCAAGCCAGCTTGTCCAAGTTGTACAAAAGCAAAAGCACTTTGCGAATCAAGACAGTACAAGTATGAATACAAACAGCTTGATACTGACTTTACGAAAGAAGAACTATTTGAACAGTTTCCAGATGCAAGAACGTTCCCACAAATTATTGTAGGCGGACAGAAAGTTGGCGGATACGAACAAATGGTTGAATATATTGATAACACCGGATATAACGGAACAGGATTTAGTTTATGATTATAGAAACACCCTACAAAGATGGCGATACAGTAACTATTAAAACAACAGCAGGCGAAGAAGTAGTTGCACGTTTAGTTGGAGAAACTGACAAAGCAATTACAATTACAAAAGCAATGGCTATTGTGGCAACACAAAACGGCATTGGTCTTGGCCCATTTAGTTTTACTGCTGACCCTGATGCGAAGTTAGTTTTAAACAAGCGTGGAGTGTTGTACACATCTAAAACAGTAGGCGAGATGGCTACACAGTACATCAAGAGCACTACTGGACTTGATTTGCCAAACTAAATAGTTTTATGGCACACAAGTTCGTTGTAAAAAGGAATGGCGAGTTATTAACATACACACAGTATGCAGACATTCCTAAAGACTTTGATCATGTTATACAGTTTGAACCAGAGGTTCCTGAACCTCCTCATACAGAAGAACAACATGACGAAATCGAACAATGGAACGATAGGCTAAAAGAACTTATGGAGATAGAATATGCCAGCAGTAACAAGAATAGGTGATGCAGACGTAGCACATTGCTCAGGAATGACAAGAGCAGAAGGCAGTCCTAATGTTTATGCTAATAATATTCCTATAAGTAGAGAGTCGGATAACAACACAGGACACTTATTACCTGGCGTACCATGTCCGAGTCATGCCGCACCAATCACAACTGGTTCCGCTACTGTCTTTATTAACGGTTTAGGCTGTGGCAGAATAGGCGATGCTATAACAGGATGCACAAGCGTAGCCGCAGGTTCCCCTAACGTATTCGCTGGTTGACAAATCACAAAAACCGTGTTACTATAACACACTATGAGAATTAGGCTTAAAAAAAGAGGCAAAATGAAAAAGATAATCTTGACTGACGCAGATGGTGTACTACTAAATTGGGAGTACGCTTTTAGTTGCTGGATGGAGCAACATGGACACACACCTGTAGAAGGTGCTCAATTCATGTATAACATTGGCGAACGCTTTGATATTTCTAAGGACGCTGGTAAACAGCTGATAAAGATATTTAATGAAAGTGCGGCAATAGGCTTTTTGCCAGCATTGCGAGATGCCATGTATTATGTCAAACGCCTTCATGAGGAACACGGATACGAGTTCCATTGTATTACAAGCCTAAGTTTAGATCCTAATGCATATAAACTTCGCGAAATGAATTTAAATAAACTGTTTGGTAACACAGCGTTTACTCGACTTGTTTGTTTAGATACAGGCGCAGACAAGGATGAAGCGTTGGGTGAATATAAAGATTCTAACTTATGGTGGATTGAAGATAAGTTAGAAAACGCAGTAGTAGGCCAAAACTTAGGTTTGAAGCCAATATTAATTGAGCATGGATTTAACATGCGCGATCAACTTCCAACCGGAATGACCAAGGTAGTCAACTGGAAGGAAATATATAACACAATAACAGGAGAAAAAGCATGAGTGAATTATCACAACACGAGCAAATCGTACAAGCGTTCAACCAATATCTTGCAGAGTCAGAGACATTTGAAGATAAGAATGTCAAAGCGGCAGCCGCAAGAGCTCGTAAGGCTTTAGGCGATCTTGGTAAACTTACTAAGTCACGTAGAGCAGAAATTCAAGAAAAAAAGAACGCAATGTAATTGTGTTCCGCGGGCATCGTAGATCCCCTCTATGGTGCCTGCGTTTTTATTGAAAGGTTATTAGATTGCAGACACATTTAGAAATTGAAAACTTCCTTCCAAAAACATTAGAAGACTTAACAGAACAAAACATGACCAACTTAGACAAGTGGGTTTATTGTGATCAAGCAGTTGAGTTGACTCCCCAAGTACAACAACAAATAAAATATTTAAACAACGTAGTGCCAAGCACTTCTCAGTTCAGCCATCATTGTTACACCCGCGAACACGGATGGAATGAAGACCTACAAAGTTGTTGCGAACCTATACTTTGGATATTGCAAGACGAATACAAATTTAAAATAGATGAACTTATTCGAATCAAAGCAAATATCACAACGCAACACAACATGACAGAAAAACAATATTGCACACCACATGCAGATGTAGACCAAAGAGGTTATACTTCTATATTGTATTATGCCAACGACAGTGACGGTGACACAAGACTATTTGACACACTATGGAATAGTCCACGTCCTGAAAACATGCGTCCTATGTATAAAAGCTCACCTAAAAAAGGCAAAGCAATTATATTTGATAGTGACCGTTTTCACAGTGCATCACTACCGATAGAATGCAAGAACAGAATGGTTATAAATTTCTGTTTCAAAGCAAATAGAAAACTGTTCTAAAAAGGCCAGTGTTAGCGCACACAAACTTACCATAATGTAAATACGTTATGTTAAGAAATGATCTTAAAGAAGAGTATAGAATTTTTTACATGGTTAAGGGACACCTTGACGCATCACCTCAAACAGTAGTAAACAGTTATGACAGTTACTTCAGACGCCTTTGGTTTGATGGAAGTAACGGAGCACCACTGTACAACTACGATGAGCAGTTTGAAATAGCATGGGAGGAAAGACAACATGGCACGGAACGGAATAGACAGTTTAAGTGATGATGATCTAAAGTGGTTAGAGTCGCAGTTAGGTAGAATGTTTTCTGAACAACATGAATACGCAAAAAACTTTAGAACCAAGAATAGTTGGGGCAGTGATGTTAAAGGACAGACTATACTAAGATGTCTTAATGCTGTACGTTCTACACGCAACAGCAAACGTATCCAAGCTGAACGCTGGTAATTTCTAAATAAAACAAGTTTATTAGTTCGAGGATAAATAACTCGATGGCACTAATTGCCTAACACTCAAATTTTTTTTGAGCAATTTTTTTTTAGGTTGATGAAAGGAAAAAAGATGACGCAACTAATAAACCCAAGTAAATTTACAAACACAGTTGGCCTTTTAAGGTCATTTTTTTTGGACAAAGGATTCTTAGAAGTCCACACCCAAAACAGACTAAGCATACTTGCCGCATGTGAAGATCCATTTAATGTAGCAACATACAATTACGCAGGCCAGGTTTGGCCATTGCCGCAAACAGGCCAGATGTGGTTAGAACATGAATTATTAAGTAGCCCCGATAGTAAGGGGTTTTTTTGTGTCTCCACTTCC